ACTAACGCAGAAGCGGACATCTACGATGGCGTATCTGACGAGCAAAAAGGTTGGCAACGACAACTGAACCGGGCCAGAGAGCAAAACAAGGAACTGTTAAAAGGTTATCTGGAGTTAGGCGAAACTAAAGCGGCTTTATCACGTGTAGAGGGCGCAGTTGAATCACTCATTGACCACTTTGCGCAAAGTAGTTATGACGATTCTCCATTGACAGGAGTCAAGGATAGTTTATCTCAGCAAAGGCAGGCGGACACTTCGATGCTGATGCACAGAAACTCAATTGCCGATGTATTACATGACAATGACAGTAATTGGGACTCCGAACAAATGCAAGAAGCTAGGACTAAGTGGGACGCAGGTGACTACGCTGGTGCGCTGTCCTCTGTTCAGTCGGCTTTTTCACAACCAGTAGAGAATATAGATGCGGAAGTTGAAAGACGTGTGCAAGAACGCCTACGAGAAGGTGGGCGAGAAGTTGATTCTGGCTCCTCTATGAGTACAGGAAAGAAGCGCATGACAGTTGCTGACGCTAGTATTCGCCCCGGCATGACCGATGCAGAAATGGCAAGCCATGCCGACAATCTATTAGACCAATTTTTTAGGAGCAGATAAATGGCAAGCGCCACAGATTTTATAGATAATTATTCTGCTGATGTTTTTATACCAGAAATTTGGTCACCCTTGGCTATCGTCGCACGAGAAGCACAGTTAGTCTTTGCCAAGTTAGTTGACCGAAGATTTGAAGAGGGATTAACCTATGGGGACACTATTCATGTTCCTACCATCGGCGACCTCGCCGCAAGAAGCAAGGATATAGCAACAGATGCTAGTGATGGTAATTCCCCTATTACGTATGAAACAGTAGTAGAAACCCAGAAAAATATTGTGATAAACCAGCATAAATATGCGGCTATAGCAATAGAGAGTGTTACAAATACTCAAACAAACAGAGACCTACTAGCGTCATATGCTGGAAAGCTAGGATATGCTTTAGGTAAAGATGTTGATGGTACACTAGCCGCTTTAGTAGATGCCCTAGCTTCACCACAATTTGTGGGTACAATGGGTGTAGAGAATACATATGAAGATTATTTGACAGCTATAAGGCTTCTTGACGACGCTAACGTACCTGCTGAAAATCGATACTTTGTAATCTCACCAAAAGCAGAAGTTGGACTGATGAAGTCTGACATATTTACCAACAACGACTATAGTATGCTACATGGAGAGGGACGACAGACGGCATTAGAAAACGCCTACTGCGCCTCATTCTTAAACATACCAATATACAAAACTACTCAAGTAGAAGGCGATAACACCGCTGGTCATGACAATACTCTCTTCCAAAAAGAGACTTGGGCCTTGGTCATGCAAATGACACCAACAATGCACAGTATGTATGATATTGATTACCTGACAGACAAGGTAGCTATTGAGCAGTTGTATGGAACATTAGAGATGCGAGAAGACCACGGAGTATGGATTAAAGGAGCCTAAATTGGCAACAACGAAGAAGAGTGAAGCTACCGAGAATGATGCACTAGAGGCTATATTAAATAAGCTGGGGGCTATGGAAGACCGAATCACTGAAATGGAGAGGAAGTCTTCCGAGCCTCCAATGTTAAATACAGTAGTAACTACTGAAATAAATCCTTACGATGATAGAAGAGATAGTCCGAGACCTCCAGTAGTAACTTCTACACTAAAGCAGGGCGATATCGTCAGGCTTAAAGACGAGAGTGAAATTGCACAGGCTATAAAAAGAGCCTCTTTATCTCCAGACACAGCGAAAAATATTGAGGAGAAAGGGATATTAGGTGTAGTTGAATCCTATAAGATGACTTCAAAAGCAGGAACTCCTAAGTTTAGTGTGAAGTTTCCCGGCATTGGAACAAACGGTATTTACGTATCAGACATGGAGCTAGTTAAAAAAGCGTAATGGAAGAAGCACTTTTAGATGTTGGCAAAGTCCAGCAAAAACTAAATAAGAAAAAGGATAATCCTTATTCAAGGTTAGAAGGAACTTGTCATATACCTATAGATGCTAGTAGTGGATTAAAGAAATCACATATAAAATCTACTACTAATACATTTCTAGAAACTATGTATAAGCGTGGCTATACCCTAGTCTCGCCAATTAAGTTATTCGGGCCTTACCCGGCTCTAGAAATAGATACTACTAAACCTTTAGAGGATATGGAAGAATGGCGAGTGAGGGGAGTATTTAAGAAGGATAAACCAGAGTTTACTAGAATAGAACTTGACCCAGCTATGGTCAAACAAAACACAGGAGCAGAATAATGGCTAACCCGGTACAGCACGTCCCAAGCCGTCAAAACCTTAGAAATACTATGGGGTTGGCTAGGGAGTTTGGATTTTTAGAATTTAATACAATAGACCAAGTAGTATGGGATGATGACTTTTTAGGGGATACCCTAGATGCTGGTTATCAAGCTACAGCGGCTAGTGGTACAACACTGGCTATTGCGGCAGGGGCTAACGGAGTGGCTACACAGATTACACAAGCCGCCACGGATGCACACGCAAACTTTACTTTAGGATTAGACTGGCAAGCACAATTAATGTGTGTGATGGCGGCTAGGGTAAAGATAGATGCTATAACAGATAGTAAGATGGAGATTGGATTTACTGATGTTGTGTCAGGAACTGATGCGGCGGCAGTTAATGCTTGTGGTGCAGTAGCAGGTACTTATACATTTACCGCAGGTGACTGTGCAGTATGGGCATTTGATACTTCTTCTGCTAATGATTATTGGCATGTAGCGGCTACAGATGGTAGCACTGCTACTGGGGAGAATACAAGCCTAGCGCCTGTAGCAGATACCTATGAAACTCTAGTTGTAGCACTAGAAGGAACAAGAACTGCTGGAAGTACAGATGCTTGGACTTCTCCAAGTGTGGCTCATTTTTATAGACTAGATAAAAATGGCTACCAAGTAGATAAACGAAAAATAACAATTGGGCCTAACAGTAACGTACTGCTAACGCCACACATAAATGTTACTTCTAGAAATGGTACTGCAAATACTATGACAATTGATTTCGTCAAAGTATGGCAGAGGAGAACAGCAGACTAATGCAAACCATGTTTACAAGTGCGGAGCGAGCAGAAGATACTTTTACTAGTACTACTATAACTACACACGGTAAAAAGGGTGGCATACTCTACTTAGATATTACCGGCGAGAATGGTACGGCTACCCTTGATGTTAAATTACAGGGGCTAGACCAGATAAGCGGTGATTGGTTTGACTTGGCTAATAATGTAATGGGTACAGGGGCTTTTGCGTTTGCGCAGGCGAGTGCAGTAACAACTGGCCCTACAGTGTTAACTATATATCCCGGACTGGATGAAAGTGCTAACGCAGTATGTAATGGAATATTGCCCGAAGTATTTAGGGCGCATGCTACAGTAGCAGGTTCTGGAACACCAAAATTTACTTTCTCACTAGGTGTAGAACTAATAAAATAAGGAGGGCCGTATGGCTTTAGGACACGCAGATGTTGGAACCGCCCTCTCTAAAAGTGAATGGGAAAGCACGTCTAGTGGCGCACACACTATAAATGGGCAACAAGCTGGCGATTTAATATACGCCTCAACTACTACTGAGTTAGCTAGACTTGCAGTAGGTACTACTAATGGCGATGTACTAACATCTAATGGTACTTTGCCAGTGTGGGCAACCAGTGTAGCAAAGATAACAGTTACTGATAATGAAGCTACTGACGAAGATAACCTAATAACTTTCGTTGCAGGTGCGGCTTCTACTACAGGGGCACAAACCCTTGAAATGGATGGTAACCTCTACTATAATCCTAGTAGTGGAACTCTTGGAGCCACCACCTATAAAGTAGGTTCAGATACTCTTGCCGAGTATATTGCCGATACTGTCGGCGCTATGGTAGGCAGTGGTACTGAAACCAGAATAGCTGTATCTTACGATGATAGTGATAATACGCTAGACTTTGTGGTCGATGACATGACTGCTAACGATAACACTACTTATACACATACGTGGGTAGACAGTAGTGCTGACGCTATACTAAGACTGACCCCCAGTACAGGCAGTAATGATGACCTCACACTGGTGGCAGGTACTAATATAACACTAACTCCCTCTGGAGATGACCTTACAATAACAGCGGCTTCGGCAGGTACACCGGGTGACATATCACTTAATAGTACGGCTGAAACTACAACTTACGTAGTATTGTCCGAGGGGGCTACAGGTACTCAAGCACTTAAAACAGACACAGGTATTACATATAATGCAAGTACCAACGTACTCACCGCTTCGGGCTTTGCAGGGGCTTTAACAGGCAATGTGACAGGGGATGTTACTGGTGACCTGACAGGTGACGTAACAGGTAATGTTTCTGGAAGTTCGGGAAGTACTACAGGGAATGCCGCAACCGCAACTAAGTTAGCGGCAACAAAAAATATTGGTGGTGTTGCATTTGATGGGTCAGCGAATATTGACCTCCCCGGCGTAAACACTGCCGGTAACCAAAATACATCAGGCAATGCCGCAACAGCCACAGAACTAGCAACAGCCAGAGCCATTAATGGTACAGACTTTGATGGCACTGCCCC